GCAAGGGCAACTAGAGAGAGAGTCGAGAGAGAGGTGTCGCCCCCACCGTGTTAGTTATATGGTAACAGAAAGTTATCCAAAAGTCAATAAGTTTTAGTCCATTAGCTCAAAATGAGGAGCATCAATAAATGGTCTACGTCCCTCAGAACGGCGAGTATCAATGTAAGAATTCATTGCATCTTCCATTGTTCCATCCCATTCACGGATATCAGATATAGTCCATGCTGCGCCCCATCGAACTTGAACACCACATTCCTGTGCTGCTTTTTTCATCGCATCAGCAATCTCGTCATACACGTTGAGTTCCCAGCAACCACGACCATCGACATAAGCCATCAAGTCAACTGCTCTTCCTTCAAGGTGTTTACTTTTCATTGTTTGTGATGCGCCTTTAGCAACTAGAGATTTTTGTTCCTCAAGCGTTCTGAGCCCTTGAATCACACCAAAGTCGATTTCAGTATACTCGATCGCTTTTTTGACAACTTCTACTAGTCGTTCATCCACACCCTCTAATTTTCCTAGAGAACGATTTGATAATTTATACATTTGTGTTTCCTTCATTTTTTACGAAAGCATCATTCCAGTTGAATGCTTCTTTAACCACAGCGGCAGATAGTCCTTTATACACTTGGTGCAGTTTCTTATCTTTTGCTGCAATAATTAAATCTGCTTCACTCTTGTGAAGTCCTTCAAGCATTTGAACAAACATGTTCTCACGCTTGAAACCAGCAAGACTATCATTTCCACCCTCAATAAAGTTGAAAAGTTTTCTTGCCTCTTTTGCTAATATCGTATGTTCAGTTCCTTCCGCTGCTTCATTTGCAATAAAGGGAACTTCACCTTTTGGAAGTTTCCATTTGATATTAGGGTCGAAAGATGATTTAATAACCATCCTCAATGGTTCAGTATCATGCTCTTTAAGGATTTCTACTTTTTTATCCTTTGTCTTAGCATTATGAACCTTTTTTAACACCTCAGATAGTAGAGGTGTATACGTTGATTGTGTCATATTAAAAGTCTCCAATGTCATTCATAAGGTTTTTTAATCTCTTATCAATAAAGTAATTTAGTAGTTTCGTTCTGTCACCCTTTGGTGGTTTACGATACTCCACGATAATATCTTCACTTAGTCTTTTTGGAATGAATTCCAAATCAATAAGAGTCTTGTTTCTTTGATAGTTCCTCATCATTTCTTCTGAACAAAAATCTTCTGGATCAAGTGTTACCCATGTTTCCAGTTTCTTTTTGGACAGAGGTTTCTGTCGCAACTCATCAATAAAAGTATTATCTGGTGATAAGAAGTTTGGAACACCATCACTCCTATCGCCTTTTAATACATGTTCTTTAATATATATCTGCGGGTCAATACCGTTTATAAACTTTTTAGTGGTTGGACTGTATTGTTTTACAAAATTGTGTTTTTGCAACTGTATAAAGTCCTTATCACCAGATAATATTAAAACATTCTCAAATTCGTTTGGTGTTTTAGCAATATGAGCAACTATTGTTGCAATACAATCATCTGCTTCTGCACCATCAACTTCTAATACTTTGTATGGAAATGTGTCACGAATCTCATCACGAATATTATTGAGTGTATCAAAGATAAGAGTCCAATCTAGTCCAGAGTTTTCTCTATCCTTTTTACGATTTGATTTGTAATTTGGAAAGTAATCTCTTCTCCAATACTTTTTACTATCATAGCATAAAACCAGTTCACCATATTCTTCTGAAAATCTACTACGGTATGCCCGCAAAGAATTCAGAACCATATGTCGAACTAGGTTCTCATCTACGTCATTCTTTCTAGAACCAATTTGCATCATCAAGTTAGATATTGTAACTTGGTTCATATCAACTAATATCATTACAGTTTCACCTTATATTTCATATATTATATAGTAATCTAAAAATCCCTAATTGTCAATAGATTATGCCTCATCAAAATCAACTAAATCTTTGATTATTTCCGTATCTACAGATACAGAGACTCGTCCATCTGTTTTCTCAGATGTAACACAATAATCCACAAGATTCTGAATTGGATGACTCATATCCATATTTCTATATAATATAGATTTTACCATTTCAATTAACATTGATGTATCACGAATAAAACTTTCATTATCAACGTCAATACCATTTTCTGACATATTATGAATCATATTCACAACTAAACCTTCTGTAAGGTTTTCAGTGAAGATAAGATTCTCACGCAACTCAGCAGCGGTATTGTCAATCTTAATAGACTTTCCTTTTGGAAACTGAATAATTTTTCCATCACTTGCCATCTCTTGATTCCTCTTCCATCTCTTTAGTCCAAACATCACAAATATCTGGATACCATGTTCCAACTTGTCTCTTTGGTGTTCCGTCTGGATTGTATGCCATGACTAAACAAATTTGTCTTGTCTTATGTTCAGCATATTCGCCCCAAAATAAATCTAACCATACACCATGCCTTAAAAACTTTTCCATGTTACGAATGTAACCTTCAATATCGGCAACTCTCGCAATCGCACCCTTTACTTTTGCCCTGGCAGCAGCACGTTCAGAAGATAGTAAACTCTTTTGTGTCTTTATCCACTTCTTTACGTTTTTGTGATTCCAAGGGTCATCTTCTCCCCTCTCAAGAACTGAGGGATGTATAGATTTATATTCTGGCGGATTTTCTGCTAACCGTTTCTGTCGTGCCTGAGCAAGACGTTCAGCGGCAGCAGCACGCTGTTCATCCGACATCGGTTTGCGATATTTTCTCCGTTTTGGAAGTGATGTATCACTTTCGCTTTTAATATTCCGTCTTGCCATTTCGTCACCATATCCGATTAGTATCCAAGTTCCTTACGTTCCTTTTCCATCTTACGTTTGTATCGTCTGATGGCAGCAGCTTTCGCTTTTCTTTTCTTAGTTCCTTTACTTTCGTAATATGTTCTTTCTCTTAACTCTTGAAAGAAACCATCACGAATAAGTTTCTTTTTTAGAACTCTCAATGCTTTATTAACATCATCGTTCCTTACAATCACAGTCATACCCTGTGGTTGTTCTTCCTTTTTATATCTAGGTTTAAAAGGTTTATTATATCTATTGTTTTTATTATATCTCATTTGCTCCTCATATTAAAAGTTAATTGGCCTGCCCGGCAAGACTCGAACTTGCGACCTACGGTTTAGAAGACCGTTGCTCTGATCCAACTGAGCTACGGGCAGAGTTAAACGCATCAACATTACTTGTTGAATTTAACTCTATACATCCTACCTTCGTGGTAAAATGTAATTACACTATGACTATAAACTTCTTTAGTCTCTGTAGAATAATTAATCATATCCTTACAAACCTGTTGTTGTCTATAACCAATAATGTTTTGGTTCTTCCTGTCGCCGTGGTTATTACCAAGTAAACCACCAATTACTGCACCAGCAGCACCAGCGCCATCACCTTTGATAACATTGTTACCGATAATACCACCAATAATAGCACCACCGATAATGTCACCAGTTTTGTCATTGTTCCCATAGATAGGAACGTCCACAATACTACATTCAGTTGTAGTGTGTGGAATTGTTTTTGTTACAGTCTTATAGAAATCTTGCACCTTCGACTCATCTGCAAAAGCAGGCGAACACGCCGATAATAGTGCAAGTAGTCCAAGACTCTTTAGTGTTTGTTTCATAGCTTACGCCTCCTTAATTTCCATAACGAATTCACCACTTCCGAACAGTTCATACCCTTTGGCACACTTTGTTATCGTAACATAAGTGTCCATAGAGGAACAGAGTTCCTTTCCAGCAGCGATTGCTTTTTCTAGTGTTTCGTAAATCATCATATCAACTTTCTCAATCATTATAATATACCACCATTATAGGATAGTGTCAACAACTTTTTGAAGTTCTTTTTCGCCCTTTGCATTTGTTTTAGTAACAATGTATCCATGTTTTTCGAGTCTATCGAACATATTTTCTAAAGCGATGTTCACACTTTTCTTTTGTCCCACAAATTTTCCTACTTGATAAAATACAAATAAAAAGAATGTGGCAACTATTGCATGTTCTATTGCTGTCATGTCTTACCTTTCTAAAACTACGAATTCTCCAAAATATTTATCAAACGTCTGAACAAGGTGTTCATAGTCTGACAATTTCATTTCTGCAATGATTCCATCAATTGCCAATTTAGACAAACCAATCTGTTTACCAAAATTCATTGCGTGACCCATGAGAGCAAATGCATTCCCATCAGGCCCAGTTAAATCAATTACAATCTCACTAGACTGTTGCTTGTTGCGTATCATCACAAAACTCCTTTTCAAACTCTTCTATAATTTTTTCTTTCTCTTCTACTAACTTAGAAAGAGAATTAATCGCCATATGCTTCTCATCAGAAGCACCCTCACACAACGCAATAATAGCGTTCTTCAAAACTTCAATATCTTTCAACACATCAACCATTAACAGTCTCCCTATTCTCACCTTCAATTTTTAAAACACACTTGCCAGTAATAAGGTTGTCAACCCAACCACAAAACTTACCAACCAATTCTGGATAGTTGTCTTGTTGCATTTTACCAACAATGTAACCACGTTTCTGAAACCAAACACCCTTAGAGTTTTTCTTCAACTCAGTTGGTAGATAAAGGGTATCCCAATCACCACCATACTCTTTCTGTTGTTTGACATATTCAGTATCTTCATTGTCACCAAGAACATACCAAGTAGCAATGTAAGATTTGAAGTAATCACTATCTTCACAGATGAATGGTTTTACTTCCTCAATCAGAGCGTCAAGGTTGTTGACATCAACATTGTTGATGACGTAAGTAGAACCAAACTTATATTTCCAACGATACTCACCATTGAACCCTTCATGGGCAGCATAGTTTTCTTCGTCTTGCATTTCAATAATTAATTTCATAACGAATCACCTCTCACTTTCTATATTCATAATACATGTTTTCACAACAAATGTCAAGAGATTTCTTCAACTTTTTTCAAGAAAATTTCCTTGATTTTTCTTGTGTTTCGTTCATATGGAGATATGTCCAAATTGCATACCTCTTCAAACATGTCATGTGTCAACTGCATTGGAAGTCCTTCATAGGATACAGTCTTTGCAAACTTGTAAACTGTCCAATCCCACTTGATAACATCACCATCATCGTGAACCATTAATCCAAGAGAATAATCATGGTAGTCAAGTTCTGGTTGAAAATCACGCCACTTAGCGTATAACATCTTTATGCCTCCACTATATCAAATGCGTATTGATTCCAAGGTTCAGTCTTTGTTGCCTTTAGACAATTAACACTCACCTTGTAATCACTGGATATATATTCTTCCAAACCTTCTTTGATAAGTTCAACATCATCCTTTGAGTTTGTATCTGCCCAAAGCACACCGTATTGCCACCACATGGTTGGTGCAAGATTTTCATCCTCAAATTTTTCTTTGATGTGAATTAAACTATTTTTTTCAAACGCCATATTTAAGCCTCCACTCTATCATGCACTGGAACAGCACCGTAGAACCGTCCACCAACAATTGTTTCAATCGCTTCTGAGAAACGACTATCAGATGTAGCGGCATAATTACCACCCATCATACTCCATTTTCCTTCACACTCTTCTGGAACAATCTTTGCAGTTCCAGGCAAGTTACCTACTACCAACTTAACTGGTGGACAATCATCAGAGGGTTCAAAAGGCCCGTCCACATTTGTCACACACAATTTAGTAAACCGACTAGTCACACCATTCATAGTGCAATCATAATTTGAATCGGCATCTTTATATACACTTACAATTAATCCCATAATATTCTCCTAACTAATATTCCATTTGAGTTGAACTTTACCTTTTTGCAAACACTCTTTGAGGTATTCAAGATATTCGACTGTCTTTCCTTCCTCAATCATTTTGTTAATGTTTGAAATCATTTGGTTTTCAGCTTCACCAAAGTTAAAAAACATTTGTCCGTCTTTATCTTCAACGGTAAGTTTTTTGTGTTTCCAATCTTCGTAAAAATACGCCATTAAGCACTCCATTCTAAATTGTTATCTTCAAGGATGATATCTCTAACTCTTTCTCTGTCAAGTGAGTCACCATCTCCCCATGTATATGTTTCAGTCTGTGAACTGATATATTTTTGAGTAGCATCCAAAATCATTTTGTTAGTCATACCTTTGATTGGATAGATACCAGTTTTCTCATTGTAGAAACTATCTACATAAG